AGATCGTAGAGATATGTTCCCGGAGTCAGGCTGGCTTGAATGTCCTCAGCAGCAACGTCGAAATGGAGTACCCGCTTGGTCGCGTCATCGACAACAATTCGTGCGTTGTCGCTCGTCAGAGACAGCAGCGGTATCAGGTCATACGCATTGCGCTGGACATCAAGCTCGAACGTCATGTCGTTCAAGGTCCAGGTCGTATCGTCCTGTTCGCCAAACTGAAATGCATCCATCCAGGTGCCATTATTGTCAATCGCAAGATCAACCCGCGCCGAAGTGGTGCTGTGCTTGGTCCAGTCACCGAACTTGCGAACCGACATAGGTCACCTCAAGATAGCCGGATGAACGTTATAGGTGCTGACCCCGCCACGCTGACCCGTAACCCGGAAGGACTGCGGGAATGACCACGCCTGAGAACCTACGGTATTTGCGCGAGTGGTGGCGGAGCGTGCGTGAGAGAGGACTCCACGAAACCGCGAAAGATGAAATGAGGCCATTGCCTGGTTGGAGTAGGACTGGCCCGGCTGCAGCATCATGTAGCCCAGCAAGCCGCTCAAAACCCCATTACCGTATTTCGGCAGGAACCATTCAGGGATATTGGGCGGGTAACAGCCGAAAGGATCCGTGACGTTCTTAACCACGGTTGCCATCATCGGCTGCGCGTTGGTGTAGGGATACAGGAAGCGCACCGTGCCAATGTCCTGCATGATGGCGTTCTGCGGCACGTTATGCTGATCGACCACGCCCAGCAGGCGCTCGATCCGCCCCGTCAGCGGCATCAGGGTGTATTCCAGCGTGTCCGGAATCACCGTGAAGTTGATGTTCTCCATCCAGCAATTGGAGCCTTCGAAGAACTCCTGCAGGGTGTCGAACAGCTGCACCCGCAGCTCCGCATCCGACGCGCCGGTCAGCATCACGTTGGCCTGGCCAATCAGTTTGGCCCAGTATTTATCGTTGTCTGATTTGCTCATTCGTTATCCCCCTTCGGAGATGAGTAGTAACGATCATCTGTTCCTTTACGAATCTCGTAGCCCGCCGCTGCCTCACCTTCTTCAGTCTTGTAATAGGTTTCGTGCCCCCTGCCCTTGAACAGCATTCCGGACTGCGGATCCCGTGACGGCCAATGCCCGGTTTCGTCAGCCTTCAATCCAGCCGCTGCTGCACCCTCCGTGTCATATCCAGATCCTTCCGGATTGAATTTCGAAAGTTTGGGGTAGTCCCTGGTGTTCTTCACGGCACATATCCGTTCTTTATTCGCCACGCCGCCCGCGACTTCTGCCGTTCCGTCGCCCACGAAGCGCCGCCACCCGCCTGGGCCTCGGGTTTTACAGCTTGCGACATCGCGTCCCCGGTAACCGGATCGAGCGTTTCACCACCAGCCTTCACCACCATGCCGCCCTCTTCGTAATTGGAGTCCCCCATCTCCGGCTCCACGTCCTTGCCCATCTCATCGAACTTCTCTTTAACGGCACCGCCCCTGGCGAACCGCTGGTGAAATTTGCCGTAATTGCGCGTGTCCTGTTTCATCCCTGTCCTCCACCCTGTTGCCCACCCGGCGGCGTACCACCGGCAATGCCAGCCAGGCTGCGGCCAATCAAACCCGCGTTGAACATGCCAAGGAACGTGGTGGCGCGAACGTCCTGGACGTCCTCCTGGTCGCGCTCCAGCGCGTGACCGCACAGCCCGTGCAGGATCGCCAGCCGAAACTGCGGCTCGATATCGACGTAGGTGTCGTCCACTTCGGTGAACGACTGCACCTGCCCGCGCGCCTCCAGCTTGAAGACAAACAGATCCGCCCGCAGGCGGCGAGCCTCCAGCATGGTTACATTGAGGGCCACCAGCAGCGACGGGTCGTCATAGCGATAGGGTGGAATCTTGTCCTGCAGGAGCGTGCGGGCGTCCTTGACGTAATCCGCCACCGTGGACAGCGTTGGGAAGTCCCTATCGCTGTAATTGCCATGATAACTAGGGCTTGTCGCCATCTAGGCTCCTCCGGTCGGAGGAGCCTAGGCGGAGAATATTAAGAAAAGATTAAGCCAGCAGAACGCGAGCTTCACAAAGTGCCGTGGGATCGACAACCTGGAAGCCATAGACCTGCAGGCCGCGAAGAATCTGGCCGAAGGTCAGCTCAGAGCGCAGCGTTTCGACCTTGCTGATCTGGCTGGCAAACGTCAGTGCGTGCGAGTGGCCAGCGAAAATGGGCTGTTCGTTGACCGCGAAGTTGGTGGCGTCGGTAGCGTTCGACGGCAGCAAGTTGCTGATGTAGATGGTGAAACGATCCACCATGCCCAGCCTGCCGTTGCGCAGCATCGAGACCGGATCACCCGACAGGTAAGCCTGCCTGAGTTCGGACTGTTTGATCTGGCGTCCGGCTGCGGACGACATCACCACCCAGCGTCCCGTCTCCGGGATGTTCTGCTCGTCCAGGCACTGGCCAAGGCGAAGCAAGACGTCGATGATTTCAACCTGACCGGCAACCGGCGGCGTGGCCTGGCGGCCCACCATGGTAACCGGGGTGCCCTTGACGCCAAGGTTGATGTTGCCGGAGATGATCCCGGCGGTGCCGCCCTTGTTGCCGACGGCTGCACCTCCGACGATTGAGCCAAGCACGTCGCGATCAACCACGATCTTGAGCTGCTGGGCGGCGTCGTCTGACCACATCGACAGCAGGTTGAGGTCGGACTGGACTTCCATCACGTCATCGAGGATCAGCGAGAAGTATTTGCCGGTGCCGATATAGAGTTCGACGGAGCCACCGGTCGGACGGTCGAGGCCAAGCAGGCCGTCGGCCTTGTAGTCGCGGATGGTGATGGTCGGCTTAGTGCGGATTTTAACCCGGTCGCCCTGATTCTGAATTTCACCTTCATAATCAGTATTCGAAATCGCCGACAGAACCGTCGAGGCGTAGAACTTCTCGACCAGCTTGGCGGACCAGATCTCCGGAATAAAGCCGGTGGTCTGGAGGTTGTTGGGAGTAGAGCCGATAGGCGTAAGGGCGGGTACGGAGCCCGACGTTGCGCCAGCAAACCCTGCACTGGGAATTGGCATAGGAGTAACCCCTGGATTTGGGGGCTACTGTTTCTGGTTGGGCGGCCCCCGGTTAAGAGACGCGCCCCTCCCGTCCAGCCGCGATGATGTCGGCTTCCTGACGGTTCCACTCAGCTTCACGACCAACATACGCACCCTTGCGATGTGCCGTGTAGAGTTGAGCAATTTGAGCGCGGGTGTACAGACGGCTTTCGGGCAACCCGCCGAAGTCGCCTCCGGTGGTTGGCCTCGCCCTGCCAGGAGCCGCTAATGAAGCCAGGGGGACCGCCGCTTCCCTAGGAGCCGCAGGCTGCTGGGAATTGAACGCTGGCTCAATGTGGCCCGTGGCGAATTCCTCATTGAGGAAACCACGAAAGAACGAGATAGCTCTAGGGGCGTCCGCCGCTGAGATTGCCTCGTCTAATAGAGTTTGTCTCACACGTCCCGACAGCATGTCAATACCAAGCAACCAACGGTGCCAGCGAGGATCACGATCAATGTCACGAAACTGGGGAATAGCCGCTTCGACACGCATGTCGAGCCGGGCACGCGCTTCCTGGGCCAGTCTGGCCTGGAGTTCGCGATTCTGCTGTTCGATGGCCAGAATCTGCGGTGCCATGGCTTCGGCAGCCGCGCGCTGGGTGAAGTTCACCAGGTCCGAACCATAGTCCTGCACGTCCTTCTCAGTCAGATAACGCGGCGCTTCCACACTCCGCTGCTGCGGCTGTTCCTGCCTGGCTGCGGGCTGCTGCTGGGCATGAACCAGCTCGTTACCCAGCTGGACCATCTGCTCCTGCATCTCGCCAAGCGTGCGCTGACTGGCATTGTAACGCCCCTGCATCGCCAGGAAGCGATGATGCCAGGACTGTTCGTCGGGATCGGCGGCACGTTCCGCAGCCACCGCCGGAGGAGAATTATTGCCCGGCGGTGCCTGCGGGGGCTCCAGTCCGGGAAGCGGCAGTTGGACCGGCCCTGGCTCGCCAGGGGGGGACTCCGCTGGCGGGCCATTCGAATAGAGGGCGTCAACGCGCGCGGCGCGCTCCCTGACCGCCTCCGGAATATCGTTGGGGTCGTAGGGCAGCCGCTGTTTCGGGGTGGCGTCCACCGTCACATCAATTGCCATTCCTGACCTCCTCCAGAATGCTCAGTATCTTCAGGCACTGTTGCGCACGTCCCTGCGCCCGTAACAAATCCTCGCCCGTGGTCTGCACCACGGCGAGTACGGCAATTTCGGTGTATTTCTCGAATGCCCGGCAAAAGTCCTCGTATACCTGTGGCGCTGCATTCCGGATAAACCGCGCGTGGGCTGAGATATCCTTGGTTGACGTGCTCATGCCTTGTCGGGAATCCCCAGCGACGGCATCGAGGACGACGGCGACGGCGTAAGGTCCGCTGCCCTGGACGGCGTGGGTGACGGCTGGGGTGCGGCTGGATACTGGTTCATCATCCGCTCCAGCGGGTTGCCGCCGGTCAGGGTCTCGCGCTCGCGCGGCGCAGTGCGCTGGGTGGTCGAACCCTTGCCCCGGTTAGCCTCGATCCGGCCCTTGCTGCTGAGTTTGGTCAGGTTCTTCTTAAAAACCATGTTTGTTCCCTCCTGGCCCGCCATAGCCAATCCCGGCACCGCGCAGCCCCATGTCCGGCGCACCCGACAGCGGCGTGCCGCCCTTGCCGTAGTTGCGCGTGGAGGTGGGCCGCATACGCGGCGGGTTCAGCACCGCCTTGTTGGGGTCCATCGGCTTGGGCTCCTTTGACGCGCGCGGTACGCGCGGCGCACGGGCCATTAGCGTTGACCGGTCTTACCGGCTTCCTTGTCCTGCGACGGGGTAAAGCCGAACATCTTGCCGGATCCGCCCTTGGCGAACTTGGCACCGCCGCCACCGGGATCCTTGCCGGTATTGCCGGGCTTGTCGGGACCAGCGGTCTGCGGACCGAACATCGGAGTGTCGCCGCCTTCCGCGAAGGTGACGTCCTTTTCGGATTCGCCTTTGAACTTGCCAGCCATGGAAAGCCTCCTGTTGATTCACAGCAAAATTAGCCGCCAATCATTAATAAAAGACTAAGCA